GTGGAAGGACCTCCAGGAAATCGACAAAGTAATCGACTTAATCGAAGGTCGTTTTTACCAAGAAAACCGGCCCGCTTACAAGTCCCGATACTATGATGGGTACCTCGGCGATATGCGCCGGGAGGCCCTTTCATCCCTCAGCCAGATTAGACCCACCATAGACGTTACCTCGTCGGTGGACGCTTATAAGACCCAGGCCGAAACCGTCCACAAGTACATCCGTTCGATGTGGTTCAAGTTGAACTTGGACATGACGGTTGTGGATTGGATCGACCACGCTCTGTTCGGAACCGGGTTTCTGAAGCACGTTGCTGGAGAGAACCAGTTCCAATTCTCCGCCCATGGGGCGGATCAAGTTATCCCGGTTCTGTGCAACGGGGACATCCAGGAATCGGCGGCCGTAATCTACCAGAATTACAAACCGCTTCCGTATTTCTATGCCAAGTTCGGCAAGGAGAAATGCGCTGGCCTAGAGCGTTACACGGTCAACCTGAGCCGCGCGCTATCGCAGGACAAGTACGTTCGCCCGTCCAGCGTCCCGGAATATTCCTGGAACGCGATGAGCCCGGCCATGAAGCGTCGGATGTCCATGCGCGGAGGCCCAGTCCGGCAATCGGAGGGGACGTATGTGCCGTTCCCGGTGATCGAGTTGAAAGAGGTGTACTTCGACGACTGGAGCATCAACGAATCGTCAAACGATATTTTGGTTCAGAATGAAAGTTTGGACCTGAGCGAGTACAACTACCACTACATCGTACCTCCTGGGGCACGCTTGTTTCCAAGGAAGCGATTGGTGGTGTTTGCCGGGGATCGCATTATGTACGACGGCCCAAGTCCTTTTTGGCATGGGCTTTACCCGTTCACGATGCTACAACTAAACCCCTGCGTGTGGAGTCCCGGAGGGATTTCGAAGTATCGGGATTTGATTCCTCTCGTGAGGGCGTGCAACCGGATCGGGGCAGGAGTGGAAGAGGCGATTGGGAGGGCACTGAACCTGAATCTGGTCAGTAAGCGCGGGGCGATGCCCGAGGCTGTCTGGGATGCCTTGCAGCCCGGTAAGCCAGCGCAAAAGATTCTGATGAACCCTATCGCTCAAAAGGGGGACATCTACTACATGGATGGCCCGAATTTGCCGGCCTACACGGGAGATTTCCAGCGATACCTGATCGACACAATCAAGCACCGGTCCGGCTCATTGGACATCTCGGGTCTTGCTAAAAAGAAGCAGGTTCCCGGCGGGGATTCTATCGAACAGATGCGCGACGTGATGAGTGGCCCATTCCAATTGGAGAGCCGCTACGTGGAGGTTGCGGTTGAACAAGTTGGCACCCAAATGGTCTCAAATGTGTTCCAGTACGCCACCTTGGATGGCCGCATGAGATTGCTTGGGGCGGACGGCATGACGCCGGAGGATTTCGACTATCGGTCCGGAGATATGATCCCTTCCTCGGAGCCAATCTTCGATTTCTGGAAACTGTTCTCGTTCAAAATCGCACCCGGATCGGCCCATGGAAGTTCGAAGATTCAGAAAAAAGTGGAGGCCGTTACGCTTTACAAGGCGGGTGCCTTGTCTCTCCATGGCCTTTACCGTCAAATGGAATTCCCGGAGAACCCCGATGTCATTATTGGCGAGATGCAAAAGGAGCACGAGATGGGAATCGGCGGACCGCCAAAGGGAGCGGGCAAGCAAAGTCGCCCGAACCGAGCGCAGAGAACGGGATCGGCCTTATAGCGCAGTCTCACGTTGGACTGCTAAGTTCGTTTGTCTGGATAGCGTCATGCGGCTTAGTTACAAAGCCGCCGGCTTCAGCCGCGCGGTTGCTTACTCTTCCCCCAGCAGTATTCTCTGGATCTGGATGTACCGCTCGTACTTGATGATTACGGCCAGCGGCGTGTTGCGCTTTTGATCCTGAACCAAGAGAGGCCGGCGCAGGGCCTTAATGGTCTTCCCGGTAAGCAACCTCAACTTGCTGGTCCCGATATACTCCAAAGACGGGTCCAAAAACGGAACATCGGTCTCTTTCTTCCATAGTTTCAAGTCGTTGCGCGTTGCCATACCCAGCATTCTACAAGGAATCCACCCCATATTCAAGACATGTTAGGTTTACCCCTCTGTAACGGAGTCGTGCAACTATATTGGCGACACGGCGATACAAGTCGCCCATCCAAATCTGAGAAGGGAGGATGACTCAATGGCACACCGCAAGTCTCGCAACAAGAAAACCCGCAAGTAAGTAAACACGCCTCCCGCTGGGTGGCCCGGTGGCGTGACGAAATCAACGAAATAGGCCACCCATTCAAGTCCATGAGTCTTATGTATGGCAAAACGGAAAGGGAGGAAAAAGGCATCGCGCAGGAATGTCCGCGTGTATCGCCGATAATCGCATGAAGTACCCACCGAACTTTCACTCCACTTCGACCAAGGAGAAGTTGAACCAAGGTCCGAAGGATATGCCTGATCGCGGCGGACAAAAACCAAACGCTCAGATCACGGCAACCACCGTCCCCCTCAGCCGCAAGGAAAATCAGGTCGCCCAGTTTGGGAGGTCGCCAAGTCATGGTGTTCCTAATTTTGATGGCGCAACGCATGTGAACCTGTCTCGGACGGCGAGCAGCCCGTACGAGAAGGCTGGTGGCCTTAGCGAGACCACCCGGCAGCATTCGTTCTTGGGAAAAAGCAGGACAAAGAAGGCGTAATGGCCACTGGAGCCACACCACCCCTTCCTCCCGGAATCGTCCAGCAGCAGGACGCCACGCCGGATCAGCAGCAGTCTGTATTCTCGGCCCAGGGGATGAAGCCTGGGGAAGGGATGCAGGTAGTTCAGCAAGTAATGCAGAAGGTCCAGGAACTCGATAAATGGGTGGGCGAGACCAAGCAACTATTGGAATCGTTCGATCCCTCCCTGGTGCCCCTGTTCAAGCCGATCGCCGAGGCTGGCATGAAGCTTGCCGAAGCGGTTCAAAAGAAGTCGCAGCAAAGTGGAATGGCGAAGGGGAGCCCGCAGGTTCCGCCCCAGCCTCCGCAGAATCCATCTGCCGGACCCCCGAATCCGGGGGTGTAAGAAGAGGAAACGATGCCGTTTGAGAATCTATTAGCCGCGATCGCCGACGAAGGCGAACGTGCGAGTTTCAAGACCATCGCCGACAAGTATCCTGCCGTGAAACGATATGTCGAGTTGGGGGAAGAGGTGGAGCCTCTGTTACCTAGGCTCAGGAGTCTTCAGTATGACAGGGTATTTCCAGCGGTCGAAGAACTGGAGGGTTGGCGCAATTGGAAGGAAAAGGACTGGCCGGGTTGGGAAACGGAGTACCACCGGATTCAGGATGCGCTCGGAAGTGCCACATTGCGTGTGCAGGAGCTTGAAGCGCGCGGAGATACCGACATGAATGCTGACGACGTGAAGAAGATCGTGAAAGAAGCGCTGGCCGAGAACGGCGTTGTAGATGAAGCCAAGTTGACGGCCAAACTGACGGACCTTGTAGAGAAGCAGGTTCGACCGGAGTTGAATCGGACGGTAAACTCCTGGGGCAATCGATTCCAGGACGTGTATCAGAAGTTGACCCCGAAGTTTGGGGCGCACGAGAAGACGTTCGGGGAAGGTTTGGATGCTTCGGCGGTTTTCAGTCACATGAAGAAGTTGGCAGAACAGAAGCACGTAGCAATCGATCAGATCGACCCAGACGAAGCGTACAACGACTTCTACAAGGACAAGTTTTCCACCAGGGAAAAGGAAACCAAGGCGGCCGAGTTGGCTAGAGCCAAGGAAGAGGGAATCGCCGAAGGTCGCAAATTGGCGGCGGCGGCATCGGGCCGATCGACCAGTCCGGTGGACGGAGGCGGCGGCGGCCGCAAATTGGGTCCTTTGCAACGCCGGGTGATGGAGAGGAATCGTCCAAAGGAAGGCGATCCGATCGACGCTCCTCTGGGTAAGGGGATCATCTCGCAGCAGTACGCCCAGCAGAAGCGCGAAAAGGAAATGGCGGGGAGCGCGGCGTAGGAGCCCCCTTTTGGGATGAGGATGAGGCTAAGAGACGATCTCAATCCGCCGGTGATTCTGAAGGTAGAGGATCGCCTTCATGAGAAGGGCGGGGTCGTCGTCGAAGCCCCCCAGCCCGGTATTGCACTTTTCGCAAAGGAGTGCCCGGTGGGTGCCGGGGAATCGGTGATCGTGGTCGATGGCCAGCCGGGTGTTCTTTGGCCTCCCGCTTGGCGGTTTTTCGCAGATGGCGCACAGGCCGTTCTGTTCGGCCTCAAGTTCTGCGCGTCTCTCTGGGGCGACGCCATAGAGCTTTTGCTCCATGTGCTGCCTGCGGGACAGGTGGTTTTTGGGCGTATGGTACCAGTCGAGGGACAGTTTTCGAGTGCATGGCTTGCAGAGGTTCCCGAAGCCGTCCGGGGAAGAGCAGTGGGCCGGGAATTCATCCACGGCTCGGACCTCTTGGCAGGAGGTGCAGACCTTTTGGCCGGGACCCACCATTCCGATGAGCGCCGGACAGGCCAAGAGGTGCTTTCTGAAGTGGAGCTTGACGGTCTGGTGGCCGCATCTCCTGCATTCGATCACCTTCCCCTTGGGGGCCGGCTCGGGTGGCTTTGGCAGGTTCTTCGGGTTGAGCGCGCACTTCTTTCTGTGCGGCCATATTTCTCTGGCGGAATGCTGTTCTCCGCAGTGGGGGCAGGCTCGGTACACGCGACCTTTGAGCCTGGGTTTGGTTTGTCGGGGTTGTTCCATGTGTCAAGTGTACGCCAGCCCCATCAAAATGTCAACTATTTAGGAGGTAGACAAAGTGGCACTCCAACTTACGGAGCTTGACGCCTACGTTTACGATCACATCGTCGATAAGACAACGGATTAAGAATCAGTCCCTTAGCGGAGTAATCCGCTTCGAATAACCCCGTGAATTGCTGGGAAACCTAAAGCCGACAGGGCCAAGGCAATCAGCAGCGAAGCCCAGAGATGGGAACGTTCAACGGCCATCGCCGGAAGGCGAGTAGGGTCAAGCGACCCGAAGCGCGGGGCACCCCTTATGAGGGTGATGATATGGTCTGAGCTGCGGACGAAAGCCGCAGAAGGTCGGGAGTTAGCGATCCCGGTCGTAACACAACTGATCATCTACGGTGCAGATCCAGCATTTACGCGCTTGAGTCAGCAGAATGCCGAGCGATTCAGTGGCAACAGCAGAATTCGCAGACCCGTGATCGTGGGCGAGCTCAACGGCGACTTCATGGGCAAGGGCGAGACCATGAACATCTCGTTCGTGACCACGGACGCGGCGATCACGGTGGACCTGAAGGTAGCGTGGGTAAATATCACGCTATACGGATGGGACGCGATGAACGACGACGGCCCGGAGGCGATTTTCAATCAGGTGGAGATGAAGTTTCTTAACGCCTCGTTGAAGATGGCCAAACTGCTCGCCGTCAACATGTACCAGAACGGCCAAGCCTCGACGGGCCGGCAGAAGTACTTGAACGGGTTTGCCGAGTGGTACGACGATGGCACCAACTACCCAACGGTCGGCGGCCAGAACCGGACGGATATAAACGGCATCCCGAACGGCACGGTAGGCGGCTTGAACGCCTATCAGGCGACGCTGACGACGTTCACGTTGGCGCAACTCAATACAGCATACGGCAACGCGTGCTGGGGGTCGGATCACCCGGATATGATCGTCGCGACACAGAACGGCTGGAACTTGATCTGGCAGGGAACGCAGCCGGCGATGCGGTATGCTAACACCGACAACGACTTGGCTAACGTTGGATTCCAAAATTTCAAGTTCAACGCGGCCGACGTCGTGATTTCTCGGTACCTGCCGTCCGGGTCCTCGCCGATTGGGCAGATGTACGGATTGAATACCGCCTATATCGAGTGGTGGTTCTCGCAGGTTGACCTGTTCCAGTTTGGCTTTACGGGGTTCAAGGGCGTGAACAACTCGATCGATGTGAGCGGCCAGTTCATCTGCGGATCGAATTTGATGGTGCCTAGCCCCAGGACCGGGTTCGCTCTGCACTCAAGTCTTTTCTAACTGGTGGTGATGAGGATTAACCGATGACACAGCAAGGACTAGCAACCAATCTCGGCGGCGCAATCCAGTTCTGGAGTTTCCAGTTCACGTACAATGACCTGACCAGCCAGACCTCGGCTTCGGGCGTTGCGGCTACCCTGAACCTGTACAATGCGCTCAGCGGCCCGCCGTACAATACGAGCGTCGCGTTCACTCTTGGGCAAGGCAGTTTCATCCTCTATACGAGGGTTAAACACTCCACCCCGTTTACTGGCGGATCTCTCACGGGCATGACGGTCAGCGTCGGGAAGTCTGGTGGAGCCGCGAACTTCTTCACCCAGGCGTTCAACGTCTTCCAGTCTGTCGCCGATGGCACACTGCAAGAGACCTTCGCGCAACCCATGGGGCAGTTGACTTCGGTTACGCCGACGGTCACCTTTACTCCAACGGGAGATAAACTGGCGAACTGCACGGCTGGCGTTTTGAATATCGATATGTCCGTAGCCGTGGTAACCACTCCGGCCCAGTATATCGCCAACAACACCGTGATTAATTCGAGCGTGCTCTAAGGGGGGAGATTAATGTCAAACTTTGTTCCTACTCCTTGGCTGTTGCCAAACGGAAATAATCTCTGGTTCTCGGATTCCGTCCCTACCTTATCTTCGGACGTGATTGGGATGAACCTCCAGCCAGGCGATTACCTCTGGATCGTCAACACGTCAAGCAACGTGCCCGTCATCTACAAACTGATCGCCGCGCCGAGCACTACGTACGCTGGCGGGCAGTGGCAGGAAGTTGGCGCCTCCGGCAATGGAATTTTCACGAAGTCGGCGGCTTACACCATCAACGGCAATACGGACGCCGTGGTTGTGGTGTCTTCTAACTGCGCTATTACGCTGCCTTCGGCGGTTAGCTTCCCGCTGAAGCGAGTCACGGTAATCAACGGTGCTGCAACCAGCACTACGGTGGTTCCGGTGAGTTCCCAAAAGATTGGGAACAGCCACTCCACCAACGCGACTCTCGGGGCAGCCGATTCGGCGATCACTTTGGTTTCCGATGGAACCCAGTGGTGGCCGGTCAGCAGCACCGGTACGGTGTCGTACAACTAAGTGAGGTGAAAACATAGTCATGCTAACCAACGTTTTCCAGAGCGGAGTACAGCTGAATACCGGAAACAGCATTAACATCAGCTCCGTACCGCAGAATCCGAATACCGAAGCGTACTCGATCGCGTTTACGGGCGCGCTGACCGGAAGTTCTCCGGTCGGATCATCCTACCAAACGGCAGTTGCGCAGCACGTTTTCACGGCCGACGCCCCCTGTCAGGTAGTGGCGGTTACGGAGCGGCACAGCGTTCTTGGTTCCACTACCGGGATGCTGGTCCACGCGATTGGATCGACGCCGCTCGGCTCCGGAGCGAATGTGCTCGCTTCCACCATCGACCACACGGCCGCAGTGGACGTGTACCGCACCGGCACGCTCATCAATTCGACCACGCTGACCCAGTTGGCGACTGGCGATGCGCTCGGATGGCGTTTCACGACTCCAGGGAACTATCCTCCGGTTGGCGGAGTGACGGTTACCCTCGCATACATCTAACACAGGCTCTCACGGCAGAGGGAAAGCGCCGCGCTTGTCGGGTCATCGATCCGATGGGCGCGGCGCGTTTTTTTCTGCGCGATTACCTCTTGACTCTCGGCTCGCAAAGGGATAGACTCAAGAGCATGAAAACTCTAATTTTCTCTCTGCTGATTTCCCTTCCTTTACTTGCCGCCGATGCACCGAAGGCGGAAACCATCAATATCCCCGATGCGGCCAAGGTTAAAATTCAAGCCGCCAAAATCGACATTCTGGGAATCGAGAGTCAGATGGCGCAACTCCAGGTCAAGTTCGCGGACCTTTACCGGCAGCACGGAGAAGCGCAGGCCGCTCTCGATCAGGCCGTATCCGATGCGAAGAAGTCCTTGAATTGCCCCACTTGCACCTTGAGCGACAAGATGGATCTAGTGAAGCCATCCGAAACCCCAAAGAAGTAGTCCAACGCGGGACTATTCGGGATGAATAGATGGCGGGGTATCCAGTAATGCGCGTAACATTCTGCAATACATCGTTGACTTTCGATCCTTGGGATTTCAGAAATCCGGACGATCCCGGAATTGGAGGGTCTGAGACCGCCGTAGTGGAATGCGCTAGGCGACTGGCCTTGCGCGGACATGAGGTCACCGTGTATGGCACGCTAAGGGAGGATACTCCTTCTGAGTGGCAGGGAACGCGCTGGCTGCCACTTTCTGAGGCCGATTACTCTCTCCCCGGATGGTGGTTTCTTTCCCGATGCCCGGAGACCCTGGACAACTTCTCAGTCGATCATCCCGGCCAAATGATTTGCCTGACCGCGCAAGATGTCTACTACCCACAATTAACCGATGAGCGATGGGAGAAGTTGGACCGCTTTATCGCTCTCTGCCCAACGCATGTGAGATTCACTAAAGATAAATACCCCAAGTACGCTCACAAAGTGTTTGGCGGATTCAATGGGATCAGGAACGACGTAATCCGGGAGATTGAGTCCGTCAACCCGCCGGTCAGAAACCCACGGAAGATAATCTTCGCGTCTTCACCGGATCGTGGGCTTTTACCGCTTCTGAAAATATTCAGGCGAGCGCGTCAGAGGGTCCATGATCTTGAATTGGTAGTGGCCTATGGGTTCGACAACATCGAGAAGATCATCGCGTCGAACCCGCCGACGAACCACTGGAGAACCATCTACGATGAGGCTATGCGTGAGATGCGTCAGCCGGGGGTCACGTGGATGGGGAGGATCGGACAGAGGCAGTTGATTCGCGAGAAACTGTCCTGCGGGATGAGTGTTCACCCGACGATGTTCATGGAGACGGGATTTATCTCAGGGATAGAGGAAATGGCCTGCGGAGCGATCCCGATCCTCAGTCCGACGTGGGCGGCGGGGGATTACTGCAAACACGGGGTATGGATTTTTGGCGATCCCGACGACGCACTCACCCAAGCTCGGTACGTCGGGGAAATCTTCAGGCTCGCGAGGCAGCCTGAACTTCAGGAACATATTCGCGCGGAAATGATGCCGCGAGCGAGAAATGCATTCAATTGGGAGCGCTATGTGGATCTGGTGGAATCCTGGATGTACGGGTTGGAGGGCCACCGCAATAGTTTCTTTCAGTTCAACTTTGCGCTGAAGCACGCCAAGGGGGCGGGTAGAATCCTTAACGTAGGGTGCTGCGACGATGCGGGTGAGATGAGCAAGATCGGGGCCGTTAATGTTGACAAGTTCGAGTTTGACGATCACCTGAAGACGCGGAACGCGGCGGACATTATCTCGGATGCGCGAGATCTTCCCCGACCGTTCCAGTCGCACTCATTCGATATGGTCTGTTCCACGGACATGCTGGAGCATTTTCCAACCGACGAGGTTCCGGAGCAATTGGAGAAATTTAAGGCGTGCTTGAAGCCGGGTGGTCGGATTCTCTTCACGGTCCCGAACGACACGCGGAATCCCAACCCAGACGACACCAATGTTCGTGGGTACGGAGGGCATCATCATTGCCCTCCGGAGGTGATTGATCGCTGGTTACGCGATGCTCGATTGAGGGCTGTAGTGCGACAGCCTATCGAATATGGATTCGATGATATATGCGGGGAGGGTGTCGTGGCGGTGGATGACTCCCCTAAGCACTCTGTGGTGTTCCTTACTTACGACCCCGATGGCAAGATGAAAGAGATGGTTGAGCGGAGCCTGTCTTTGATACGGCAGCATGCGCCGGGGGTAGAAATCATCATAGCGGACGATAAGGGAAAGTGCGCTGCGATCAATAACGGATTCGCAAAGACTAAAGGGGAGTACATCCATGTAGTTTGCAACGACATGATGATTCATGACCCGGACTGGCTGGAAACGATGGCTGTTCCGAATACGCTGACTGGATGGGCGCCCAGGACGTTCGTGCTGACGGGACAGATTCTTCCCGAGATGTCTTTGTTTTGTGTCCCGAGGAATATCTACGAGGCCATCGGAAGAGTAGTATGGGATACTGCGTACGAGGATGGGTATGGTTTTGACGATGAGTCCTTGATCGCCCGCGTCAAATTAGCTGGGTTCAACGTAGAGATTCGGCCGGTGAAGGGGGATCACTTGTGTCTCCAGACCCACAAGAACTATTTCACGTCGGAAAAGTTCGGTCAAATGTATGATCGAAATATGGAGGTGTTCAAGAGGGAGTTCGACCACATAAAGCCTGTCGGCGGATGGCTCAACTATAAGAGGCCGGCATGAGAACGGCCACATTGGTAGTCACTACCATCAACGACCCGCTGGTATTGGAGTCGTACGGGAAAAACTTTGACGATTACGGACATCTGGAACAGGTGCGGGTAATCGTCATCCCGGACAGGAAAACACCTCCGGCGGCTTTTTCCACGTGCGGTAGGTTGCGGGACGCCGGATTGAAAGTATTGTGTCCAACGTTGGACGACCAAGATAGATTCCTGAACCGTCTTGGCCTCACTCCCGACTTCATCCCATACAACTCAGACAACCGACGTAACGTTGGGTACTTGATGGCGCTGGAAGACCATTCAGATTTCCTGATTTCAATCGACGACGATAACTGGTGCCGGGGAGATTCGGACTATTTCGGGGAACACGAATATGGATTATTTGGGACAGTAAAGTCGGAGGTGTCATCGGGGCCGGCAAGATTCCTCAATCCGATCCATCCGATGGGATGGTATGGGACTTCCTGTCCGGTGTATGCTCGCGGGTTCCCATACTTCGCTCGATTTGTAGATGGCGAGTCGCAGGTGTCGGCCGTAAGTCCAAACGCACCTATAGATGTGGCTATTAGTGCCGGGCTATGGCTTCGAGATCCCGACGTAGATGCAATGACATGGCTGTCGGCTAAGCCCCGGTTAGATTCAGTGGTGTCGCAGATTGAGGTTAATGCAATTGACGGCGGCAGGGTTGTTTTGGGCGATACAATGTGGGCTCCCGTAAACTCCCAAAACACCGCCATCGCCAGGAAGTTGATCCCGTCATATTACTTCCTTCGTATGGGATACCCTATAAAAGGAACCAGGGTAGGTCGCATGGGGGATATATTCTCTGGATATTTCGCCTTGGCTTGCGCTAAAGCTGTCGGATGTTCGGCCTGTTTCGGGAAGCCTCTTGTGGACCATCGCAGGAACAGCCACGACTACCTCAATGACCTATCTTCCGAACTCCCAGCGATTATGATGCTGGATAATATCCTGCCGTGGCTGATCGATCTGAAGCTAGATTCTAGCGATGTGGGGAGCGCCTATCTATCCCTTTCGGATTCGCTGGATTCTCAGGCTGAGCGATTTTCCGGTAGCGTGTGGGACGACGCGACTCGCGGGTTCATTCATCAAATGGCCTACCTGATGAGGGTTTGGCTGGATGCCGTTAGGAGGATCGGGTGATCTCGGTTCTCAGCCCAACTATTCGAGGGCTGCAAGCCCTGCGTCCAATTGAGCAGTCGCTGAATGCCCAATCGTTCACTGATTGGGAATGGCTGGTCGAGTTCGGAAACGGCCGAGAGCACTCCCTGAATAGGGACTTCAACTCCATGCTTCGCCGCGCTCGCGGGGAACTGGTAGTGTTCGCCGAGGATTGGGTCTGGTTCCCTCTCGATGGCTTAGAGAGATTCTGGGATGCATATCGGGCCATGCCGCAGTGCTTCTTTACGGCTCCGGTTCCCAAGTCCCCGGCGTTCTGGGAGATGGATGGGAATCTGTTCTACAAGCATCCGCTTGAGTTGGAGTGGAGATCAGAAAATCCCGGATGGGTTCACTGGATGAATTGGGAGGCTGATTGGGCGGCGGCCCCTCTGGGGGTACTGAAGTCTATTGGTGGATTTGACGAGCGCATGGACCAGAAATGGTCGAACGACAATCAGAACGTATCGTTTCGGGCCTTCAGGGCCGGCTGTAAGTTTTGGAACGTCATTGATAATCCGGCCGTCGCGCTTAGTCATGACAAGTACTGGAAGCATCCATTCCGCCACCTACACGATGCGGAGTGGAGCGAGCGTCAGATCAAGAGGTTTGAGAACGAGCAGTTGCCACCGCTGACATAAACGGAGAATCGATGTTAATTCAGAAAAATCTAATTGGGACTATCGGCGTGATGGGGGCGGTTCCTTCGGTCCCTTGGGAGTTCTGTTGGTCTCTGGCCCAGATGATTCAATATAACTCCGAGTTTATGTGCGGTCCGGGAGAATATATCCACCTGATGTGCCCGAGCACATCGTACCATTCCACAGCCAGGAACCAGCTCGCCGCAGGGTTCATGGGGGAATGGCTGTTTATGATGGACACCGACCACGCCTTCGACCCCGACATATTACTCCGCATGCTAATGCTGGTTAAACTCCATAACGTCGATGTCCTATCAGCCCTGTATCGGTACAAGGTATACCCTTATCTTCCGGTGGCCTTCCACTGGAACGAAGAAACGCAGGGGTTTGTTGGCATCGCGGAACTGGATTGGAACGCCATGATCCAAGAGGTGTCGTGCGTGGGAGCGGGGTGCCTCCTAGTAAGACGCGGGGCATTCGACCGGATCAGGGAGGAACTTCACGAGCAGCCGTTCGACATTATCCATCCATGGTCGGAGGATTTTTCTTTTTTTGTGCGCCTGCGGAAGTTGGGGATTAAGTCTTGTATATCACCTCTGATCGAAAGCTACCACTTGAACACTCATCGCGTTACGAGTTCGGATTACGATAGAAGCGCGGTCCAGACATACCCAATCCCATCCGGTGGCGAGATGGTGGTAGGGAAGGCGTAAGGGTATTTCTCTGTTCGAGTTTATGATTTGCATACTTTATCGCGGGAGTTGGGCGAGCGGGGGGAGCTTGGCGAGCCGGGC